CCTCTCGGGTTTGGACACCACGATCGACTGGAAGAACACAGGCGATAACGCCTACGATGGGGAGAAACTCAGGCTCCTCGTCCACGATGAGTCGGGGAAGTGGGAAAGGCCCAACAACATCCTCAACAACTGGCGTGTTACGAAAACCACCCTTAGATTAGGTAGTAGAGTAATAGGTAAGTGTATGATGGGATCAACATCAAACGCTTTAGATAAAGGTGGTAGAAATTTTAAAAAATTATATGATGACTCAGACGTTACAAAAAGAAATGCAAATGGACAAACTCGTTCAGGACTCTATTCTTTGTTCATTCCTATGGAATGGAATTACGAGGGATACATTGATTCTTATGGCTACCCTGTCTTCGACACACCATCAAAAAAAGTGTATGGACCTCATGGAACACCAATCACGATTGGGGTTATTGAATACTGGGAAAATGAAGTAGAAGGATTAAAAGAAGACCAAGATGGATTAAATGAATTTTATAGACAATTTCCTCGTACAACTAAACACGCGTTTAGAGATGAGTCTAAAATGTCTTTATTTAATCTAACTAAAATATATCAACAAATAGATTATAATGAAGAAGCAACAGCTGCTTCTGTAGTTACAAGAGGTAATTTTCAATGGGAAAGAGGTATTAAAGATACTAGAGTTATATTTTCACCTAACAAACAAGGTAGGTTTTATATAACATGGACTCCTCCTATGAATTTACAAAATAGATTTATAATCAAAAACGGTGTTAAATATCCAGGTAATGAGCACATGGGTGCTTTTGGTTGTGATAGTTATGATATATCAGGAACAGTAGATGGTAGAGGTTCTAATGGATCTCTACATGGTTTAACTAAATTCAGTATGGAAAATGCTCCTGCTGATCATTTTTTCTTAGAGTATATCGCTCGTCCACAAACCGCTGAAATATTTTTTGAAGATGTATTAATGGCTTGCGTTTTTTATGGTATGCCAATATTAGCAGAAAATAATAAACCTAGATTGTTGTATCATTTTAGAAGAAGAGGTTATAGAGGATTTAGTATTAACAGGCCTGATAAGCTTTATGGTAAATTATCGATAACAGAAAGAGAGATTGGTGGAATACCTAACTCTAGTCAAGATATAATACAAGCACACGCTGCTGCTATCGAGACATACATTGAAAATGCTGTAGGATTTGATGGTGAAAACTACGGAGATGTTTATTTTCAAAGAACATTAGAAGATTGGGCTCAGTTTGATATAACAAGAAGAACAAAGTTTGATGCATCTATTAGTTCGGGACTTGCTATAATGGCTTGTAACAAAAGTAGATATGCTCCAGTAAATAGAATAAAGAAACAGCCAGTAGATATTGGTATAAAAAAATATGATAATAAAGGTTTATTATCTAAAATAATCAAGTAAATGAATACATACGCAAATCCAAATAGTGCCTTTCCAAGCCAAACTGTGCCAGACGCTGAAAAATCTTCTTTAGAATACGGAAGACAGGTTGCGCAAGCTATTGAAAGCGAATGGTGGAGACAAGGTGGTAACGGAACTAGATTTGCTACTACTTATAATAGATTTCACAGCTTAAGATTATATGCAAGAGGAGAACAACCAGTTCAAAAATATAAAGATGAATTAGCTATAAATGGCGATATGTCTTATTTAAATTTAGACTGGAAACCTGTACCTGTTGTATCTAAGTTTGTAGATATAGTAGCTAATGGTATGAATAATAAGCATTACGAAATAAAAGCTTTTGCTCAAGATCCAGTATCACTAAAGAAAAGAACTGATTACGCTAACTCTATATTACAAGATATGAGAGCTAAACCATACTTAACTAATATGAAAAATACGTTAGGTATAAATCAATTTAATACTGAAGATCCAAACACAATACCTGAATCAGAAGATGAGTTAGATTTACACATGCAATTAAGCTACAAGCAATCAATTGAGATAGCTGAAGAAGAAGTGATAAATAGTACTCTAAAAAAGAATAAATTTGATAACATAAGAAAAAGGTTTAATTACGACCTTGTTACTATAGGTATTGGAGCTGCTAAAGCTAACTGGAATAAAGCAAATGGAGTTACATTAGATTACGTTGATCCTTCTGATTTAATATATTCTTACACTGAAGATCCAAATTTTGAAGATATATACTATGTCGGTGAAGTTAAAAATTTAACTATACCAGAAATAGCAAAACAATTTCCTGAATTAACTCAAGAAGAATTAAAAAAGATTCAACAAACTAGAGGTTATCAAAGAGAACAATTGTACGGTTGGAATGGTTACGATCAAAACACTGTACAAGTTTTATTTTTTGAATACAAAACTTATAACGAGCAAGTATTTAAAATAAAAGAAACAGAGCAAGGATTAGAAAAAGCATTAGAAAAACCTGATACTTTTAATCCACCAAAAAACGATAGCTTTAGTAGAGTAAGTAGAAAAATAGAAGTATTATACAAAGGAGTAAAAATATTAGGCAACAATCAACTTATAGAATGGAGATTAGCTGAGAACATGACAAGACCTTTTGCTGATACTACTAAAGTTGAAATGAGTTATACTATATGTGCACCAAGAATGTACAAAGGCAAAATAGAATCACTAGTTAGTAAAATAACAGGTTTTGCAGACATGATTCAATTAACACATTTAAAGTTACAACAAGTTATGTCTAGAATAGTACCAGATGGTGTATTTTTAGATATGGATGGTTTAGCAGAAGTTGACCTAGGTAATGGCACAAACTATAATCCAGCGGAAGCATTAAATATGTATTTTCAAACTGGTAGTATTGTAGGTAGATCACTTACTCAAGAAGGTCAAATGAACGCGGGTAAAGTTCCTATACAAGAGCTAGCAACTTCTAGTGGCCAAGCAAAAATAGGTAGTTTAATACAAACTTATCAGTATTATTTACAAATGATACGTGACGTGACAGGGCTTAATGAAGCTAGAGACGGTAGTGCTCCAGAAAAAGATACTTTAGTTGGATTACAAAAAATGGCAGTTAACGCATCTAATACAGCTACAAGACATTTAATGCAAGGTAGTTTATGGTTAACACTTAGAACATGTGAAAATATTTCTTTAAAAATAGCTGATTCATTAAACTTTCCACTTACTTTAAATTCATTAAAAAATTCTATATCTACTTATAACGTAGCAACTTTATCTGAAATACAAAATTTAAACAACCACGACTTTGGTATATTTTTAGAGCTTGAACCAGATGAAGAAGAAAAAGCTGTGTTAGAACAAAACATACAAATGTCTATACAACAAGGTGGTATTGACTTAGAAGATGCTATTGATATTAGAAGAATAAAAAATCTTAAACTTGCTAATGACGTTTTAAAACAAAAACGAAAAAAGAAACAAAAGCAAGATCAAGAAAATCAACAGGCTATGATTAAGTCTCAAGCTGATGCTAACGCAGAAGCTTCTGAAAGAGCTGCACAAGCAGAAATGCAAAAAGCACAAGCTTTAACAGAAAGCACCGTTCAGTTAGAGCAAGCTAAATCACAAATGGAAATACAAAGATTGCAAACAGCTTCTCAAATTAAACAACAAGAGATGCAAATACAATTTGAATACGATATGCAGTTAAAGCAAGCAGAGTTAAAAGCTATGCAAGAAAAAGAAGCTTTAATAGAAGATCGTAAAGATAAAAGAATCAAAATGGAAGGCAATCAACAAAGTCAAATGATTGATCAAAGAAACAATGATTTGATGCCTATTGATTTTGAAAAACAAGGTACAATATAAGTATCAATTAATTAATTTTATATTATCATATTATGTCAGAAACAAAAGAAACAAAACCTGAGGTGACTCAACCAGTTGCATCAGAAGGCGGGGAAATGAAGATGAAATCAAAACCTAAGCCAAAAAAATTTAAAGCTACAAAAGAAGAGCCAGTTAAAATTGATCTTTCAAAAGTAGACACTTCGCTAGAAGCTAACGCTAAAGTTGAAGCACCTATAAAAGTAGATTTAACAGAAAAAAAAGAAACAGATGCCATTCAAATCGGAGAAACAGAGACGGTGGATGTGGGCGAACAAACCGGAGATGGCGAAATCGTGGACATTGGAGGAACAACAACCGTTGAAAAGCCCAGCTCGCCTATTGAAGAAGTTGCCGAGATGGAAGAAAAGCAAGTACAAGAACCAGTAACGCAACCAAAACAAGTTCAACTACCTGAAAACATAGAGAAGCTAATTGACTTTATGAAAGACACAGGTGGTACGGTTCAAGACTATGCTAGATTAAATGCAGATTATTCTAATGTTAGTGAAGATGCATTATTAAAAGAATATTATAAAAAAGCTAAACCACATTTAGACACAGAAGAGGTTGATTTTGTGTTAGAAGAAGCGTTTAGTTTTGATACAGATATTGATGAAGAGCGAGACATCAAAAAGAAAAAACTCGCTAAGAAGGAAGCTGTTGTAGAAGCACGTGAATTTTTAGAAGACTTGAAAAAAGAATATTACGACGAGATCAAGATGAGACCGGGCGTAAATCAAGAACAACAAAAAGCCATGGATTTTTTCAACCGTTACAACGACGAACAACAATTAGCTACGCAAAAGCATGAGCAATTTATTGACAACACTAAACAGTTTTTTACTAATGATTTCAAAGGTTTTGATTTCGAGGTTGGTGAAAAAAGATTTAGGTATGGTGTCAAAGATCCTAATGCAGTTGCAGAAAATCAGTCAAATTTAAATAACTTTGTCGGGAAGTTCCTAGACACAGAAGGTAATGTTAAAGATACGAAAGGTTATCACAAAGCTATGTACGCTGCTCAAAATATAGACAAAATAGTAAATCATTTTTACGAGCAAGGGAAAACAGATGGTATTAAAAATGTAGTTGAAGGATCTAAAAATCCATCAGCAACAGTGCGTCAAGAAGGCACACAAGACATATTTATCGGTGGACTTAAAGTTCGAGCTATAGACGGAGTAAGTAGTTCAAAACTGAAAATTAAAACAAGTAAATTTAACAATTAAAAATTAAAAAAAAATGGGTGTATTAAGTCCTCAATTTGGAAGTTTAGTACCTTCACTACAACCTCAAGCTTTAGTAAGCAATTACTTAAACTTTAACAGTGGTACTGGAGTAGACTTCGCACAACAATATCTACCGGAAATATATGAAGCAGAGGTAGAGCGTTATGGAAACAGAACGTTAAGTGGCTTCTTAAGAATGGTTGGCGCTGAAATGCCAATGATGTCTGATCAAGTAATTTGGTCTGAACAAAACAGATTACATATATCTTACGAAAACGTAACTTGTGGTAATGGTGCTACAGATAATACTTTAACTATTCCTTTAGTTGCAGGAAGTGTTTTTAACACTATTTTTGCTAACATGACAGTAGTAATAATGGATCCTAGTAATCCTTCATTTACAGTAAAAGCCATAGTTGTAAGTTCTAATGCTGCGACTGGGGTTGTAGTAGTTGAACCTTACACTAGAACATCAGTTAATGCTGGTGGTGCTGGTTTAACTGGTTTAAAAATGTTTGTATATGGTTCTGAATTTGCAAAAGGTTCTACACTAGGAACTTTATCAGGTCAGTCTATTCAACCTCAATTAACTACTTTTAGTAACAAACCAATCATTATCAGAGACAGATACGCTGTAAGTGGATCTGACACTGCTCAAATTGGATGGGTTGAAGTAGCTGCTGAAGATGGAACTTCTGGATACTTATGGTATTTAAAAGCTGAAGGTGAAACTAGATTACGTTTCGAAGATTACTTAGAAATGGCAATGATTGAAGGTGAACTAGCTTCTACTGGTCAAGTTGCTAACATAATCGCTGCTGTGCCTTCATTTGGAGGTCTTGCAAACGCTGGAGCTGGATCAATAGGTACTGAAGGTTTATTTGCTGCTATTAACAATGGTGGTAATGTACTTTCTGGTTATGCTGGATCTTTACAGGATTTTGATTCTGTATTAGAGAATTTAGATTCTCAAGGAGCTATTGAAGAAAACATGCTTTTCTTAGATAGAAAAACTGAGTTATTATTTGATAACATGTTAGCACAACAAAACTCTTACGGAGCTGGAGGTACATCTTACGGTGTATTTGAAAACTCTGAAGATATGGCGCTTAACTTAGGTTTCTCTGGATTTAGAAGAGGTTCTTATGATTTCTACAAGACTTCATGGAAATACTTAAACGACGCGTCAACAAGAGGTGGTTCTGCTGGATTTGTTAACGGTGACAACATTGATGGTGTATTAGTTCCTGCTGGAACTTCTACAGTATACGATCAGTTACTTGGAACAAACATCAGACGTCCTTTCTTACACGTAAGATATAGAGCTTCTCAAGCAGATGACAGAAGAATGAAATCATGGTTAACTGGTTCAGTTGGCGGTGCTCAAACTTCTACTTTAGATGCAATGGAAGTAAACTTCTTATCTGAAAGATGTTTATGTGTACAAGCTAGAAATAACTTCGTATTATTTACAGCTTAATATTTATTGTAATATTTACCCTCGTAAAAACTACGGGGGTAATTATTACTCTTATATTTTTTAACTATTTAATTATATTATATTATGTCAAAAACAAAAGAACCTAAGGCTAAAAACACTTGGGAAATAAAAGATAGAAACTATTTTTTAACAGGAGATAAAGAACCTTTAACATACACGTTAAAATCAAGACACACGGAAAAATACCCGTTGTTGTATTTTGACCCAGAGTCAAATAAGCAAAGAGCGTTAAGGTATGCTACTAATCAAAACTCACCATTTGTAGATGAACAAAAAGGAGAAGTTACATTAAAGCATATTATGTTCAAAGATGGATCTTTATTTGTACCTAAAGAACAACAAGCTTTACAAAAGCTTTTATCATTGTATCACCCAGATTTAAACGGTAGATACTCAGAATTAAAACCTCAAGCAATT